GTTGCCGTCTCCAATGTTTATAACCAGCGAAAACTTCTCTGCACTTTCGCCTGACACTACTCTATCCAGTCCCAGCCCTGCTATACGGGCGATCATCTTGGCGAGTTCTACCTTCGCAGGAAGGGTTTCCTGTTGGTCGTGCAGGCGCATATTACTTTCCGGTAACCAGTTCTCTATTATGGCCCCCGCCTTGAGCTTGGTGCGTTCCGTGGTATTTGTTGCTGTCTGCCAAGCAAGTATTTCCTGTTCTAATACTTGGGCAAATCTTGGGTTTTCTTTAATATCGTACCATTCTTCTGGGGTTAATCTGTAAAGCCTTAGTATATCGTCAATAGAGAGATGGTCTATGGCGATCTCGCGTGCGAGCTGTATTAGCATTATGTCGCGCATCGGCTCTTTTACTTCTAATGTATCCGCCATGTTATTTTCCCGTTACTATATGGTTACTTGCTAAGTGTCTGCAACGTATAGTATTCCTTGTCAATGGTAAATACTTTGCCACAGCGTGGGGTACTGCGGGTTGTGCCCGGTGCTCAGCTGGAAGCTCAGCTTCAGGCTGAAGCCGCCGCCAAGATACAATTAGAAAATCCTCCCCAGCCGGATATGAGCGCGTTGGCCGCCTACGTAAGGGGCCAATTCGAGATGTTCCAGCGGCATAGAAACGATGCCGCTTCTGGTTGGACCGAGAGAATGCTCTCGGCGTTGCGCACATTTAATGGGGTGTATGATAGTACCAAGATAGCCGAAATACGAAAGTTCGGCGGATCTATGGTGTATGCCCGAATTGTCGCAATGAAATGTAGAGGAGCTAACTCGCTCCTAAGAGATGTTTATCTGGCACCAGACAGGCCGTGGGCTATTGAAGCGCCCGCCGACCCGGACTTACCCGCAGAGGTAATCCAGTCCATCCAGACGCTGGTGCAGACCGAGCTGATGAGCTATCAGCAGCTTGCTCAGCAACAGAGTTTATCCCAGCCAGACGCTCCCCCGCCTGAGCCTCCTAATCCTGCGATGATCCGTGATCGGGTTAATCAGTTGATGGAGGCAGCGCGGAACGCCGAGAAGAAAAATGCACGTAAGCGAGCTGCGCTGGCACAGGACAAGATCGAGGAAATCTTGGAGTCAGGTGGCTTTTACAAAGCCATGGCAGAAGTGCTCATGGACCTGCCACTTTTCCCCTTTGCCTGTCTTAAGGGTCCCGTGGTTCGTATCGTCCCAGACGTTACGTGGGAGCCCGATGCACAAGGTAATGTCAGCCCCACTGTTTCTGAAAAACCAAGAATGTTCTGGGAGCGTGTTTCACCCTTTGATATTTGGTTTACCCCCGGTGTCGCTGACATAGAAAGCGCGTCAGTAATAGAGCGTACTTCTCTTACTCGTGCAGATTTGAACGATCTTTTAGATTTACCGGGGTACGACACTGAAGCAATTAGAAACGTACTGACCGAGCACGGACAGGGTGGGTTACCGGGCGATTGGGACACTGCAGACAGCGAACGCGCCGTCTATGAGAAGCGCGAGAACCCGCAGAGTAACTTCTCCGGGATGATACATTGTATAACTTTTCATGGGAATGTGCAGGGGCAGATGCTTCTGGATCAGGGTATGCCCCCTGACCAGATATCCGACCCAGTACGCGACTACATGGTGCAGCTATGGTTGATTGGAAGACATATTATAAAATTACAGATGACACCCTCCCCACGGAAGCGGCATCCTTATTTCATAACCAGTTTCGAGAAGGTACCGGGGACGCCCGTAGGGAATGGCCTCCCGGACTTGCTTGCCGATATACAGGAAGTTTGCAATGCAGTCCTGAGGTCGTTAGTCAACAACCTCTCTATCGCGTCTGGCCCCCAAGTCGATGTGAACATTGATCGCTTAGCGCCGGGAGAAAACCCCGATGACATGTTCCCGTGGAAGCGCTGGCACACCACTACCGACCCAATGGGGAATAATTCCCAGCCCGCTATTAGATTCTTCCAGCCCAACAGCGTGGCTCAAGAGCTACTTACCGTCTACAAAGAACTTAACATCATTGCTGACGACATCAGCGCTATCCCAAAATACATGTCAGGCTCCGGTACTTCAGGTGGTGCTGGAAGGACAGCATCAGGACTGGCAATGCTCATGGGTAACGCCAGCAAGATACTGCAGACCGTCGCAGCTAATATCGACAGAGACATTATGTTCGGAGCCCTACAGCAGCTTTTTGACATGATAATGCTCACCGATCAGTCGGGGGTGTTCCGTGGGGACGAGAACATTCGCGTTATGGGTGTCAACGTTGCTATGCAGCGTGAAACTCAACGTGCGCGCCAGCTTGAGTTCCTTTCTATTACGGCAAATCCGCTTGACGCCCAGATCATCGGAACACAAGGACGCGCCAAGGTCCTACGCACTGTCTCTAACACCATTGGGATGGATGGCGATACTATTGTACCGCCTGACGATGAATTACAGAAAATTCAAGCTCAGCAAGACGCTCTGATGCAGCAGCAAGCGGCAGAAGCTCAGGGGAGCAAACCCGGTGCTACCTCGACTGGAGACAGTGGCCCTCGTACTAACATTAGTCGTGGTGCTGGTCCTGTTGGTGGTGGTGCTGGATAACTTGTAGTTCGCTGTATGTCCCAGTGATTAATAGTGTGGATAACTATGGGGATAAGTCCCCTTACCCGTGGAGGTAATGATGGCAGAGATGAAAACCTACAAAAGTAAAGTGAAGTCCAGTGGGCCTCTTCCTGCAGATGCACGGGCTAAGGGCGGGTCTGGGCATATGGTAGGTAAGACTGGTGCGGGGACGCCTAAGGTTGCTGGCACTTCCGGTGCGGCGCATGGTCCAGCTAGTCGTGGGTTTGCCCACGGTGGTTCTGGTCACATGGTGGGTAAGCAGAAATCCAAGCCGGTCTACCCCTGCTAATGCTTGTTGATGAAGATTTAATTTTGGCAGCTGCCGACCTTGCTAGAGCTTCTCCTGAAAATTGGAGAAAATTTCTTGAGGGGTTGGGTGTGCGGTCTGAACACATGCGTAATCTTTTAGTCAACTCCCCCGTTGGTACCCTTCAGGAACATCAGGGACATGCGCGCGAACTCGCCCATCTCCTGAAGATGTTCCAGAGCTGTACACAGTTGGCGGACAAGCTGAAAGGGAAGTAATATGGTTGCTAAAGTGTTTAGTAGTAACGTCATTCCGCCTAATGACCCGGATGTAAGAATACCCGCAGGGGTAAAAGCCTCTGCAGCGAAGGCAGATGCGGCCTTCAGAGCTGCTTATCCAGACCAAGTTCCTGCAGATGCTAATCCTCCCGAGCCAGCTGCAGGAGAGCCTGCAGGAGCTGCTAGTCCTGACCAACCCCCAATCCCGGTTCAAGACCAAGTAGCTCCTGCTCCTTCGGAAGCTCCCGGTTCTTCACAAGACCATATAAATTGGGAGCATCGATTTAATTCGATGAAAGGGCGACACGACAAAGCCCAAGATAGCATCAAGCAGATGGCTGAGCAGATTAATAACCTGCAAAACGTGCTTGCTACCGTTAATTCTGCCCCGGCACCTGCCAGAAATTCCGAGTTGCAGTTTAATAATTTACTCTCGCCCGAAGAAGTAAGTGAATACGGCGAAGAGTTTCTTGGGGTGGTTGGTAAAAAAGCGCAGGAAGCTACAACCCCATTAGTTCATGAGCTTAGGCAAGAGATAGATGCGCTTAAGCAGCAAGTTGGTCGCGTTGGTGGTTCTATAGCGCAAAACGCAAGAGAAACTATGTTTGCGCAACTTGACGGTACTAATATGCCGTGGAGGGAGATAAACAAGGACCCAAGATTTTTACAGTGGCTGGCCTTGCCAGACACTTATTCTGGTGTTATACGTCACAATCTGCTGAAAGCTGCGTGGGAGCGGAACGATACCCCTCGTGCAGCAGCTTTCTTCCAAGGCTTCCTCGCTGAAGAGGCTGCCATTGATCCCGCGTATAGAGGACAAGCTCAGCCGAACGATTTCCAAGCCCCCGATTTTAGCTCATCCCAGTCTGGTCAACTTGGCCAAAATGGACAGAGCAATGGGCGCACAAATGGGAAAGTTCCGCTAGAGTCCTTTGCGGCACCGGGCAGAGCCAAGTCAGCGGCAGGAACTGTCCCCGCTGAGAAGCCCCAAATCTCACGATCCCAGATCAGTAATTTCTATGCGATGTGTGCTGCGGGTAAGTACCGTGGCAACGAGCAGGAAAGAAACCGCCTCGAAAAAATGATTTTCGATGCGCACGCTGAAGGACGGATCACGGCTTAATCTCTCTGGGTTGAGTTTGACTCCCCGGAGGTAATTTCTCAAAGGGGATAACTATGCCAGTTGGTTCATATTTTCCAGTTGCACCAGTAGCTACTTCGGATCGTGTACCGCCTTTTTCGAACGCTACTCTTACTTACCCTGCAAGTAGCGCCAGCAATACATTTTCCGCTGCTGGCTTTATCCCGGAAATTTGGTCCGGGAAGCTGATTGAAAAGTTTTACGACAGCACCGTCCTCGCTGCTATCTCTAATACTGACTACGAGGGCGAGATCAAGTCTTTCGGCGACAAGGTTAAAATCCGTAGTAAGCCGACAGTTACTATTAGGGACTACACGGCAGATCAGGAGCTGTTGACAGAGCGTCCGGCTGGTAGTGTGATTGATTTGGTTATTGATAAGGGTAAATATTGGAACGTCATGCTTGATGACGTGATGCGCGTGCAGTCGGACCTTAATATTCTTTCTATGTGGGCCGACGACGCCGCCGAGCAGATGAAGATCACAATTGATCGTTCAGTTCTGCTTGGGATGCTTGGGACGGCGCATGCTTCTAACAGGGGCCTTACTGCTGGTGCATCTACCAGTTCCATTAATCTTGGTGTTACTGGCGACCCTCTGGAACTAGTGGCAACTGGTCCAGCATCGGGCGAGGTTGAAATTCTCGATGCTATCCTGAGGCTTGGACAGGCGCTTGACGAACAGAACATCCCTGAAACAGGTCGCTGGCTGGTTATCCCACCGTGGGCAGCGAGTTTGATTAAGCGTTCTGAGCTTCGTCAGGCTTATCTGTCTGGCGATGCGGTGAGCATGCTCCGCAACGGACGCATCGGCATGGTGGACCGCTTTACGATCTATACGTCTAACTTGCTTCCGAAGGGTGCCATTACTAGCCCGGCTACTCTAGCTGCTGGCGAAACGGTGTTCTATGCCGGTCACCCACATGCTCTTACGTTTGCATCGCAGATGACGAACATGGAAATCATTCGCTCCGAGCGAGCGTTTGGTGACTTCCAGCGTGGCCTTCAGGTGTATGGCTGGAAGGTCATTGCACCGGAAGCGCTGGCACAGGCGATTGTGTTTAGGGAGCTTACTCCCGGAGTGGCGAACCCATAGGCAGTTTTACCTTGAACTGTACCCCCGGCTTTAAAGCCGGGGGTTACCCGTGGAGGTAAGATGCCTGCTCTCGATACAGTCGGGAAGATAGTAGATTACTCTAGGGTGCTCCTGCAGGACACGCTTGAGCCGTTTCGCTATCCTACTGCTGATCTTATAAACGAGCTTAATGCTGGCCTTCTGGACGCACGCAGGTTGCGTCCAGATTTGTTTTTGTACACTTCTACTGATGTACCCTCTTACTCTGCGACTAGTGAGATTGTTGATATAGATCAGCAATATCGCATGGCGTTGGTGTATTTTATTGCGGGACAGGCACAGCTACGTGACGAAGAAGACGTTACGGATGTTCGCGCCATAGCTTTCATAAGTAGGTTTACTACTATGCTGACTGAACCCATGATGCCGCAATCTATAGCGAGATAAGGGGTATCGCCAGATGAGCGCACAGCTTGATCGTTTCATGAACGATGCGCGCATGCGCCTCCCCGGCGCGTCTGACGATGCTATTAAGTGGGAGTTGTTCTATACGCTGGATGATTTTTGCAAGGAGACAAACGCGTGGCAGGAGAAGATTATTCTTCCTGTTGTCCACGATCAGTTTGAATATGAGATAGAGCCTGAAGAGAACCGCGCGAGAATTATAAGGCTTCTTTCTGTCACTGCAGGTTCAGGCATAGATGAGCGGCCAATCTATGATGTTACGCTACCTGAACCAGAGTTGCTTGTGTTGCATCGTGATCCCGGCGTCCCTCCTGAGGGTACCACTAACGAATATAACGTGCTGGTGGCTCTTACGGTCGTTGATCCGGTGGATGCTAACGACTCTCTTCCTGATTTTCCTGATTGGTTTTTCATACATTATAAGCAAGAAATTACTGATGGGGTTTTATCCCGGATGATGTCACAGCCTGCCAAGCCCTACTTCTCGCGAGAGGGCTTTCTGTATCACGGCAAGAAATTTCGCAACGGTATGTCAAAAGCTCGCGTAGCGGTGAACCACCAGAATACCTACGGCGCGCAGCGTTGGTCATTCCCGAGGTTCGCACAGTGTGACACACGATGACCATTTGGCGTGGCTCACATTATAACGTGGTTTTCAACCTCCAGCATTTGCCGGATGGCTTACCTGTGGATATTACCGGGTGGGCATTCAGGAGCCAGATACGGGACAGAAATTCCGATAAGGCAGTGATGATCGAGCTTACGACTGAGAATGGCGGCGTAGTTATCCTTAATGCTTCTTCCGGGATGTTTGAGATTGTAATAACTTCGGATCAGAACGAGAGTTTTTCGCTTGGTAACGTGGTTGGTGATATTTTTCGTATGAACGGTGCCTCAGGGCCTGAGAGGTTATTTGGCTTTAGGGATCGTGTGAGGAGGCCAGTTACCCGCAATGAATAAGATCGTTACCTATAGCGTAGACTCTGATTTTGAGATTGAACTCGATCAGAACACAGAAGTAACTGTTGTTCTTGGCGCTGTTGGTATTTCGGGTCCTGCTGGTCCTGCTGGTCCTCCCGGCCCTGCCAGCACTGTTCCCGGTCCTCCCGGAGATACTGGCGTTACTGGTCCCCAAGGAGAAGCTGGCCCAGAAGGCCCTGAAGGTCCGACTGGCCCCGCTGGCCCCGCAGGAGATACAGGTGCGTCTCTTTTAATCAAGGGCACGGTAGTTGATGAAGTAGACCTTCCTGATACTGGAAACACCATAGGAGACGCTTATACCGTTACATCGTATAGCCCTGCGCATCTTTTTGCGTGTACTGCCTTACCTGATACATTCGTAGATACAGGTACGTTTCAGGGTCAGACGGGAGCTACTGGTCCAACCGGACCAACGGGTGCTACCGGTGCTACCGGTCCAGCTGGTGTCAAAGGTAATACCGGTAACACTGGCGCTACGGGTCCCGATGGTCCAGCTGGCCCCACTGGTGTTGCTGGCCCAGTAGGGCCTGCAGGCCCTACTGGTGCTACTGGCCCTACTGGTGCTACTGGTCCTGCCAGTACTGTTCCCGGCCCTACAGGACCTACTGGATCGACTGGTGCCACTGGTCCTACTGGTCCTGCTGGTGCAACTGGTCCTGCAGGCTCTACCGGTCCCGCTGGTCCTACTGGCCCGCAGGGCATCAAGGGCGATACGGGTGGAGGCGTTCGTGTACTAGGGTCTGTTTCTGCGCTTGTGGACTGCCCTACGACAGGTAATGCTCTTGCTGATGCCTATGTCCTTACGTCTTTTACCCCGGATCATTTGGGTGTTTGCACTGCATTGCCGAATACATGGCTTGATGTAGGTGTGTTTGCAGGGCCTACGGGCGCTACTGGCCCAGCTGGTCCTACTGGCAGCACTGGTGCTACCGGTCCTGCTGGAGGCGCTGGCCCACAAGGCCCTATCGGTCCCGCTGGTCCCGGCGTTATCCCCGGTGTAATACCGACGGATGCTGCTAAATTTTTAAAGAAAGGCCCTACCAGCACTACGGATACACAGTGGAATTTTGTTACTAAGACCGATGTAGGACTTAGTAACGTCGATAATACATCGGATGCCAGCAAACCTATCTCCTCGGCAGGAGTTACGGCTTTAGCGGG